TTTAATCAGGGCGAAACATGAGACATGGGATGAACCCAGGAATGGGATTGTAACAGCGGTGAGCGATGAAAAGCTGACCGTTTTATTTTTGCCAGGCCTGGGGAACGTCACAAACTACTTCACAATACTTGCTTCAGAGGTATCTGCCGGCAAATGGGCGGTCAAATGGACCACCGACATGGAGACCATCAATTCTGAAGGCACGGCAGGCGAAGGGCAATGACGCTGGAGGACTTGATTTATAACCGACTTATAGCCAGCAAGGACCTAACGGACAAGCTGGCCAAGTTCAACAAACTGCCGGCAATTTTCTACCAGGCAGCTCCCGGAGACCAGGAGGAAGGCTGGAAAGGCAAAAAGCAGTATCCGCGGATTGATTTCGTGGTGGATATGCAGGCCAACCCAGAAAGGCAGAGCTCCGGATTAATGACGCTCAATATATGGTGCGACGAGGCCGGAACTCCTCCGGAAGAAATAGAGCCGGAAGTGCGCGCTGCTCTATGCGATGTATTTATGCAGCCAGCCGAACAGCATCCGTATTGCCTGGCCTGGGTAAGATCAGACAGCTTCGAATTAAGCGCCAACACGATAGAAGGATCCCATGTAAACGGCATCACCATTCTTTTTGACGTGCTGGCTTTTCCCTGCCAAGAAACCACAGACCCGGATCCCATCATGGCCATGAATGAGTTTGTCAAGGAATGGGAACCAGCCGCTGTATTGATAGGCCGTGACAAGATCCAGGATTACTTCACAACAGCAAACGACAAGCCTGCATTTTATTTCAGGCTTGCGACCCTGGAAACGGCCGAGGAAACAAATACAGTGGCCTGGATGAACGGAAGCATAGCTGGCCATATATTCGCTCCAACTGCGGAAGCAAGGCTACAATGGCTTAAATACCTCGTAGACACGCTGGCAAGCCAGGGAGAGGTTACAATGTTGGACACATCTCCCATGTTCATACGAAGCATTAAAGCTGACAGCGCGGCCAATTACCTCATTACAGGCCAGCTCCGAATAAATGTGCGGTTTGGCATACTCCGCAGGCCGAAATACTCGCATGTGCTTGCAAGGACGAATATCCCGCGTGAGAAGCTGGAGGAAAAGGTAAAGGTCAACGTAGCACCGCAGCCAACCGCAGGATATACGGTCGAATACAAGCTCGCGGGAACAGACTATGAGGAATAGGAGGTTATTCTATGGCTGAAAAAAGCGAAAACACCAAGAAGACCAGCTCCGTGGAACCGATAGTCCAGGAGCCCGAATACACAGCCGAAGAGCTCGCTGCAGCATCGGAAAAGGTGTTCGGTAAAAAGGTCATGCCTGAATGCGTATTAGCTGCCTTCCGCGTGGCGGGCATCACAAAAGCCACAAAAACACAGGCAGCAAAAATAGTAAAAGATTTCATGACGAAGGAGGTCAAGTAACATGGCAGGAGTTTTCACGATAGGTGAAAAGAAAGTCCGCCCTGGTGTCTATACCAGATACGAGAATGCCGGCGGAGTAGCACCGGCCGGAGCCGTAAACGGTATAGGCGCAGTAGTTATCAGGGCAAACTGGGGACCGCTCAACAAGCTCGTAGAACTTGACAGCCCCAGCGCAGCAGCTTCCACCTTTGGAACAGAGCTTACCGTGGACGCGATCACAGAGATGTTCAACGGAGGCTGCAGCAAAGTAAAAGCAGTAAGAGCAGGATCCGGAGGAACCGCCGCAACAATAACCCTCAAAGACAGCGCTTCAGCTGACGTGGTGAAGATCACCGCAAAATATGTCGGCAACCGTCCGTTCAATGTAACCATCAGGGATAGCCTGCTGAACGACGACAAGCGCGAATGCATCATCTATTCAGGGACCACGGAGTTTGAAAAGGTGGAATTTGCGAAAGGTTCAACCGGAGCAGGAGAGCCGGCAGCTCTCGTGGCAGCATTCGCCAACAGCCAGAACTTCACAGCAGAAAAACTCGCCGATGGAAGCAAGTTGCTGGCAGCAGTGGCCCAGTCAGCAATGACAGCCGGAACCAACCCGACCGTAACCAACGCCGAATACAGCGCAGCGCTTAATGTTCTGGAAGCTGGCAAGTGGAACGTGCTGTGCGTAGACACATCAGATACAGCAGTTCATGCACTGGTTCAATCATTTATCCAGAGGATCTACCTCGCAGGAGCTACATCGATGGCCTGCGTAGCAGAGACAAAGAGCGTGGACCTGGACACCAGGATGAACCATGCTGCAGCTTTCAACGACGAGAAAATATGCTACGTACTGAACCCGGCATATGACGCCAGCGGAAACCTTTATGACGGATACAAGCTGGCAGCCAGGATCGGTGGCATGATAGCAGCCGTAGCTTCCAACACCAGCCTGACCCACACCGTGGTAAACGGATTTGTTTCTCTCGCAGAGGCGCTGACAAATAGCCAGATTGAGAAGGCGCTGCAGAAAGGCTGCATCGTTCTCACAGTGAACGCAAGCGACCAGATCTGGATCGAGAGCGCCATCAATACCCTGGTAACACCAAGCGGCAACCAGGATGAAGGCTGGAAGAAAATCCGCAGGACCAAGACCAGGTTTGAGCTCATCGAAAGAGTTGTAGCAACGACCGACCCGCTGATCGGCAAGATAAACAACGACAGCGACGGAAGAGCGACATTCATCGCTGCAGCCCAGGGCGTGGTAAACGCCATGATCGGCGAGAAGAAACTGCTCGACGGTACCGTTTACGAAGATCCGCTCAATCCGCCTGCAGGAGACAGCGCATGGTTCGTAATTGCTGTTGATGATATCGACAGCATAGAAAAGGCATATCTGACATTCAAGTTCAGATTTTCGCCTGAATCTTAAGGGAGGAGGATAAGGCATGTTAAATAACAGAGCACCGATTGACGCCAGGAAAGTATTGACCGGGAAAGATGGCGCGCTTTACAACGACGAGGGCGTCATGCTGGCCACCGTTGAAACATTCCAGACCCAGGTCAATGTGACAAATACTAAATATCAGCCGCTGGGAGACGCGCAAGAGCATGAAGTATTCCAGGCCTATGGCGTAACCTTAACCTTCACAGAAGTAGTCATTGCAGACGAGCGCTTCATCCAGGAACTGTTCCAAGGAATGAAGTCCGGAGTAATGCCGGCTTGGAACTTCCAGGGCGTGGTGAAGGGACGCAACGGAAGCGAACAGCGCATGATTTACAGGCAGTGCGTACCAAGCGGCACCATAGATCTGCAGAACCTTTCCGTGGGAGATACCATCAAGAGAGCATGGAGCCTCTTTGTAAACGATCCTCCGGAATTGCAGAGCTTACTGACCGCCTAATACGCAATGAAAGCGTGCAGGCATATAACCAAATATCGATGGCCGTCCTGCACACCAGGGCGGCCAATTTTTTAATTTAAGGAGGTTATCAAATCATGGCAAACGATAAAATCGAAAAAACCAAGATCGAAGAGATCGAGCTCACCGAAGAGGAAAACAAGGGCCAGTTAAGGACCTTCGAGGACGACATCCTCAAAGGATTGCTGGCGGCCGCAAACTTCAAGGCCGAAGAGGATAACATTCACACCATCGATATCGCAAGAAACGGCGTGGTTCTCTTTTCATTCCGCATCCGTCCTTTGACCGAGGAAGAGTACCAGGCCTGCAAAGAGAAGTACACCAAATACGTCCGCAACAAGCAGCTCGGCATTAAATTCCCTGAATACACCGACACCGTGAGGTACAGAAGCGCTCTGATTTACCAGGCGACTATAGAAGAGGACAGGGCAAAGATCTGGGACAACAAGAGCGCGTGGAAGGCCCTCAATGTGCTGAACGGCGTCGACCTCATCGACAAAGCCCTGCTTGCAGGAGAGAAGGATGCCGTGCTTGAGCTTATCGACAAAATCAGCGGTTATTCAGTTACCGCGGAGGAAACCGCAAAAAACTCATAAAGGCCGGGGGAATGGCCACTCTGCTCCATCACATATTCCAGCGGATGGGCATTCCTCCGGACGAGGTTATGGCCAAGCCGCCAGGAGTGAGAGCTTTCATGTTAGCCTCTATGCGCGTGCAGCTTGAGGAAGAAAATAACGAAAGAGAGGAGGAGTGATGGATGGCAGCTGAAACATTTCGCATTGAGATACCTATCCACGTCGAGGATAAGACGGATCCTGGCGTTTCCCAGGCAACGCGGAAGATAAACGGATTTGACAAGGCCAACCAAAAGACACAAGAGCGGCTAAACCAGATGAACAAAACCAAATACCAGATCGTCCTTGACGCGCTGGATAGGGCGTCGAGCATTGTTGGTAAAGTTTCATCAAAAGCACGCAGCATAGCAGGTAAGACGTTCAGCTTTACGATGAAAGTAATCGACCTGGCCACGGCGCCGTTGAAAGCTCTATGGAACTTTGCGACGTCCATACAAGGCGCCATACTCGGTGCGACCGGTGCATTTGCCGGCATTTATAAACCGATGGATATAGCCGCCGATTTCGAGCAGACACAGATCGCATTTGAAACCATGCTAAAAAGCGCAGAGAAGGCCCAGCAGTTCCTGAAGGAAGCGTCAGATTTCGCGAATAAAACACCGTTCGAATTTCCGGAGCTCATAAACAGCAGTAAACTGCTAATGGCCTTCGGATTTGAAGCAGACAAGGTGCTTGATATGCTGAAGACCATAGGCGACACGGCCAGCGGCCTGGGAGCCGGTTCTGAAGGAATAGACAGAATCACCAGGGCCCTCGGCCAGATGCGGGCCAAAGGACGAGCGCAAACGGAAGAGCTCTTGCAGCTCCAGGAACTCGGCGTACCGGCCAACCAGATCCTGCAGGAAGAGCTCGGACTCACCGGCGAGCAGATAGCGAACATCGGCAAAGAGAGCATAGAAGCGTCGAAGGTTATAGATGCATTGCTGCGAGGCATGGAAAAGCGCTTCGGTGGAATGATGGCCAACCAATCCAGGACCGCCAAGGGTATGTTATCAACCCTTAAAGACACTCTCCAAAACTCACTTTTGAGGCCATGGGGACAAGGCCTGTGGGAAGGCATAAAGCCAGGACTTGAAAAGCTCACCAACTGGATAGACGAGAACCAGGACATCATCACACAGTGGGGAGAAGCCTGGAAGAAAGCCGGAGCAAATATCTCCAAGTGGGTAATGACCAGAGTGGACGACTTAAGAAACAGCATACAACGCATGGTTAACTCCCAGGAATGGAAAGACACGAAAACCTTCGGAGAAAAACTGAAGATAGCCTGGGACAAGATCATAGCGCAGCCATTCAACGAATGGTGGAATTCAACCGGCAAGGCCTGGCTTGCAGACAAAGCCGAGAAAATCGGCGAAGGAATAGGCACTGCGCTCTCTGCAGGATTGCTGGCCATACTCGGAATTGACGCCAAAGGCGCCGTAGAGGATGGAACCAGCATAGGAGCTTCATTCGCTGAAGGCTTCACACGAGGATTTGACGGCAAGAAGGTAGGCGAGGCAATTCTGAACGCCATAAAGGGCGTATTCAAGGACGCAGGAACGCTGCTACCAGGAGGAGAGGAACCAACCAGCACATCCTGGCTGTCGGCCGGAGCAATAGCACTGGCACTTCAAAAGCTCGGAATTTTCAAGCTGATAGGCAAAGGCGGCAAGGGATTAATTAGTCTCTTTGGCAAAGGCAGCAAGAGCGGAACGCCTGATACAACAGGCATACCGTCGGCTTACTCAACAGACACCATGTATGTAACAGCCTCCATAGTTTACGTTTACGGAAAGACTATTCAGGGCCCAGGAGGAGGATCCCCGACAGGAGGTTCACCAT